TTACGACAAACAATTTTTTTATGGATCTTTATGCAAATCGTTGTAATTCTCTTGAGCGACTAGAACTTCCTGTTGTAGGCTGGTTTGCAAGTAATAATATAGATTGGTCAGTCCCTTCAGGAAGACTCAACACACTGAAAGGATATGTAAAAAACTCAACAGACTTATCAGACTGGCAAGGAGAAGTATCATCAGGAGAAACACTATATACAAACTATATTCGTAGTACTAGTGATGTTGTTCTTGAAGAAATATTATCAGGCAATGCTTTATCAATGAGTAACTTTTAAATCTAATGAATTTACTAGACACCATAAACGAATACTGGGGAATATTAGGAGCAATTGTGGCTTTCGCAGTAACCTTTGTGCGTATGGAAGTAGCTATTAAAAACATAAATGAAAGAGAATTAAAAAAAGATTTACAATTTAATAAAATGAAGAAAGAGATGGAATCAACCCACACAATAATGCAGGAAGATATATCAGGAGTAAAAAAAGAAATGGTTAGTGAGAATAAACTCTTTTCACTAGAGTTTAAGAAGATAGAGATATCAATGGCAAAAATGGGTACTACTATGGATTATATAAAACAAGAAGTAACAAAAAAATAATATGTTAGAAACAACAGCAATCATGGCAATAGTAATAGGTGTGACAGAAGTACTTAAAAAAACATTCAATATAAACACTAGGTTCGTTCCAATAATTTCATTGGCATTAGCCCTATTTTATGTATTATTAGTCTCAGAACTACCACTAGCAGAATCTGTATTCATCGGTTTAATTACAGGTCTTTCAGCTTCAGGACTATATGATGTAGGTAAGAAGACAATCTTAAAAAAATAATTATGTTAAATTTCCTCAAAAAACAGAAAGGTTTCGGTGCAAAAATACCCTCATTAACACCTGAGAAGGATTATCTCTTTGAAGAAATCGTAACATCAGCAGACCCTGTTGATTGGATAGAAAAAGATAAAGAAGAATGGAAGTCTTATCCAATCTATGACCAAAATGGTTCAGGTTCTTGTGTGGCTCAAACAATGGCAAAAATGATGGGTATTATGCACGCACAACAAAATAAGGAGTATATTCACTTCTCAGCTACTGACATCTATCAAAGAAGAAGTAACAAACCAGGTGAAGGAATGATAGGAATAAATGCTTTCCAAATTGCTCAAGAAGGAGTAACTCTTGAAAAACTTGTCCCGTCTCAAAAAATGACAGATAGACAAATGGATGCAGAGGAAGTTAAAGATTATGAAAGAAAAGTTGGAGACATTTTCAAGATTTCAAATTATCTAGTAGTAAGTAATGGAGATATAGATAAGATAGCTTCCATTATTCAAAAGACAGAAAAACCAGTTATGGTTTGGTTCTATTTCAAATCTAATGAATGGACTGAGGTTCCTGAAGTAAAAGATGCTTCACTTACTGTTCAAGCAGGTCTACGACATTCTGTAACAGCTGTAGACTTCACCCTTTATAAAGGGAAGAAAGCTCTAATAATTGAAGACTCTTGGGGAACTAAATATGGGAAGAATGGTCGCAGAATAATAACAGAGGACTTTTTCAAGACTCGTAATTGGTTCAACGCTTATACCATGAACTTTAATTTCTCATCTGAAGAAGAAAAACCAATAGTAAAAAACTTTGACAAGGAGATGTTCTATGGGGAACAATCCGAAGACATTTCTTCAATGCAAGATGTTTTAAAGTCCACAGGACACTTTCCTAAGAATGTAGAGTCAACTGGTTATTATGGAAATATTACAGCAAAAGCTGTATATAACTTCCAAGTAGCAAATAAAGTAGCCAACATAGTAGAATTAAATGCTCTAGAAGGAAAAGTGGTCGGACCAAAAACTCTCTCGTCTCTAAATAGAGCCTGAGAAGACATCGGTAACATTGATTTACTGTGATAACAGTATAGAATTAAGATAAGATTATTAGTATAAAGATTACAAAATGAATCCTCAAATAAACATAAAACACAATATAGGGAATACAATTGATATACCAAACCAATTGGATATCAAGACTTCTACATATATGAGTGATAATATTGCATCTGCTGTCACATCTGTTCCAGTTGACAATGCAAATGACTTTACAGCTGGAGACATTTTGTTATTACTATCAACTGTTGGGGCAGAAAATTCAGAAATAGTTCAATCTACATCTCATACTAATACAGCTTTAACTACTTTAGCCACAATTAACTCTCACAACAGAGGGGATATTGTAAGTGAAATAAAATACGACCAAGTTTCAGTTTGGAAAAGTTCTACTATAGATGGTACTTACACTGAATTAGACACAAAAACATTCTATACTACACAGCAGAATACAATATTTTATGATGATTCAGGGTTAGTTGGAGACTACTACAAGGTTCAATGGAAAAATTCATTAACTACTGATACTTCAGATTTCTCTGCACCAATTAGTGTTACAGCTTATCCAGAAAATTCAGCAGCTAAAATAATATTCCCAGTTCTAAGAGCTATGGGAGTCTCTGGAGATGACACAAGAATCACAGCAGAGTTTTGTTTATCAGCACTTGATGATGCCAGAAAATTTGTTCATGGAAAACTATTTGGTATCAGACATTCTTGGCAACAAGAGTTCGAGTTCCCTATCAGAGTATTAGCTGGAACAAACTCAGTTGATTTACCAACAGATATTGATTTCTCTGAAACAGACAGGTCAGTTCTAGCTGTTAGATTATTGATTGGAAATATTCTAACTCCGTACAACTTAAGATATATTGATAAAAGGACTTGGAATCAAGTAGCATTATCTGTCCAAGGTGGTAATAACCAAGCAGTAGTTGCTATAGCAGGGACAACAATAACACTTGATAGCGTTGGAGATTTCCCAGACTCATCTTCAGGTGTAGCCTACGTTGCTACAGATGCCTATGACCAAGACATAATGGAAATAGCATACACAGGTGTTGATGAAGTTAATAATCAGCTAACAGGAGTAACAGGAGTAACTAGAGAAATTCCAGTCGGAACAAGAGTGTGGTCAAGACCGACTATTTCACAACCCATTTACTACACAGTTTATGGGGGAAAAATTGTCTTTGATAGAATATTCCCAAACTCTATGCAAGGAGACCATGTGTATGTTGATTACTACAAGAAAATAGCTGAAGTCAATAATCTTTATCAAGAACTCTCAGAACCTTATAGAGAAATTTATAAATGGTATCTTCGTTATGCAATAAAATATCGTAGAGATAATGAGCTTCCAAGTAACGACCCAGATTTAACAAAGTTTGAGGACTTAGTTCAATCTCTAGAAAACAATATGTATACAGGGCAAGATACAACAATAATCACAAGTTAATATGGCATTAGGTAAACTAGAAAATATAAAAATACCGTATCCAATAGAAGGAGTTGTGCGTACCGCTCAACTTGACGATACTGTTGCACCTGAAGATTCTGTTCAATTAGCTGTTAATATGAACTTTGATAGAGTAGGTGCAGTCCAAACAAGAAAGGGAGTAACTGAATACGCTGATACTGTAGGAGAGAAAATTACAAACTTTGGTAAACTTTCGAACTCATATATTCCTGATGGGTATACAGATTTAAGACCTGTAGGAACAACTAGTACATGGGATACTGATGTTAGAGATGTAGCCTCTGTAAAAATAAGTGATACCAAAGTTGCTATTTTCTGGCAAGGAGCTGATAGTGACGGATTTTGTCAGAACTTCGAAGTGGATATAGACACGGGGGCATTGAGTCCAATTGGGACAGTTCTTGAGTTTGATACAGTAAAAGCTAGTGGTATGAAAGTTGTTAAATTAAGCGGTACCCATGTCCTCCTTGCTTGGACAGGAGATGGTAATGATGGATTTACTCAAGCCTTTCAAGTTAGTGGAGATTCTATTACAGCAGAGGGGACAGCTTTGGAATTTGACGTTGCAAAAGGAGTAGACCTCTCTATTGCACTAATAGACTCGACTCATGTTATTTGTTTTTATACAGACACCTCTGCTAATGGGGTAGCTACAGTGTTCTACTTTAATGGGTCAAATGTAACAGAACCAGGAGCAACATTAACTTTTAATAATACAGGAGTTAACTATGAAAATAGTTGTGTTGCTATTGGAGATGGAATTAGATTCATAAACACTTGGGAAGAAGCTACATCAGCCAAAATGCAAACCTTCCATGTTAATACTAGTACGTGGGCAATAACAACATTATCTACCCCACTTACTTACGATACTACTACAGGAAATACAAATATATTAACAACAGGAGACGGACAACATTTTGTAAATATATTTGAAGGACTTACAGGAAGACAAGCTCAAGCTGTAGAAGTTAATCTATCAACATACGCTATTACAGAAGTAGGTACAGGAGTAGTCTTTGCTACCGGAGGAAATGATTTATTCTCGTTAGCATTTGGAGATGGACAACACTTCATATCATTCTACTCTAAGAATATAGGAGATGGATATGTCCAGATGTTAGAGATGGACCCATCAACTTACGATATGAGTATGGTAGGAGATACCCTTGATGGTTATGACTTTGCAAATAGTGGATACACTAGTGGAGTAGTAATGAGTGAATTCCGAGTGTTCGCTATTTGGGGGAACGTAGATTCTCTACTAGGACAATCGGCAATGTTCGTAGCAAAAGGTGCATTAACAGGAGGAAAGTGGTTATATGCAGGACATGGTACAGATGTGAGTAATTGGGATGGGTCATCTTGGACAGTAAGAAGAAGCTCTCTAGCGGAAGTTTCAAAACCTAGGTTTGCTCAATATCTTTCATATATATGGATGGTAAACGGAAATGAACGAATAGGAGGAAACCCTGTCGCAACCTCTAGAGGAGGTACTTTTGGAACAGAAATGGTCCCAACAGATTTCCCTGCAGGAGATTTTATTCATGCAGGATTTGAAGGAAGAGTGTGGGTACTTAACTCTTCACTTGGAAGAATTGATTACACAGACATTGTTCAATTTGCACCACCAGATGTTTACACTCTTACTTATGACTCAACGGAGAATTTCATTACAACTATTGCACCTCAAACTGGTCAAACATTTACAGCTGTTCACGAAGTGCCTAGAGCATTACTCGTATTCACTCAAGATTCTATTTACAGAATCTATGGAGCCACCTCTCTGGATGCTTACCCAGCTTACGATGTTGGAACTTACTCACAAGAATCAATTGTGAAAACAAAGACAGGAATATTCTTCCACCATTCTTCAGGATTCTATCAATTTGATTATGGTTCACAACCACTTGAGATTTCAAGAAAAGTTGTAGACTTTGTTTCAGCAATACCTCGTGCTTACTATGATGATATATCAGGAAGTTATGATGGAGCAGATAATATAGAGTGGGCAGTAGGTCCAATAACAGTTGAAGGAATCACCTTCGGACACTGTGTTATGAGATACACAATTTCTACTCAAGTTTGGACTATTTATGATTATGAAGGAAATGATGTAACAGCTATGATTCAGTATGATGATGGAACTGATTTGAACCAACTAATGGGTACTAACACAGGACTTGTTGGAGCTATGGGAACAGGTAATACAGACTTTGGAGAGAACATCTCATTTGAAATGATAGATAGATGGAGAAAGTTCTCTGATATGTATTATGCAATTAAGACAATGAATGGAATAAGTGTTTACTCTGAAAACGGGGCAGGAACTGATATCACATATCAGATTCAAAAGTCTGGACCTAATGTTTGGAAATCTCTCGGAAAGGTTGATGAGAGAAACAATACCTACCTAAAGAATGCCGAATCAGACTCCTTTGATGTTTTAAGGTTAAGATTATCAGGAATAACAAATGGAGAACCTATTGTCTTCCATGGAATTGAGATACCCGAAATAAGTATAGAAGGCACTAACACAAACTAAAATGAAATTGACATCATTAAAACTGAATAGACATCTGATTAAAGAACCTAGTCAAGAAGACCAGACTAAGGGAGCTGTTTATAATTCAGTTAACCCTATTCAGAAGAGTGGAACAAAAGATGTGGAGAAAAGAGGAACATCCAACAACAATACACAAGAAGATGGTGCGGAAAACATCTTAACAGGTACAGTTATCACAGCTTGTTTAATTCAGACTTCAGCCCTACCTTCTCGTATTGAAATGGCTGGTAATGATTTAACTTTTTACGATAACTCTTTCCTAAATAC